GAAGGTCTGTTCCACTAGTTCCATCTGTTCCACTAGTTCCTGAAGATCCACTAGTTCCGTCTGTTCCGCTAGTTCCTGAAGATCCACTAGTTCCGTCTGTTCCGCTAGTTCCTGAAGATCCACTAGTTCCTGAAGATCCACTAGTTCCGTCTGTTCCGCTAGTTCCTGAAGATCCACTAGTTCCGTCTGTTCCACTAGTTCCATCTGTTCCACTAGTTCCTGAAGATCCACTAGTCCCGTCTGTTCCACTAGTTCCTGAAGATCCACTAGTTCCGTCTGTTCCGCTAGTTCCTGAAGATCCACTAGTTCCGTCTGTTCCACTAGTTCCATCTGTTCCACTAGTCCCGTCTGTTCCACTAGTCCCGTCTGTTCCACTAGTTCCGTCTGTTCCACTAGTTCCGTCTGTTCCACTAGTTCCGTCTGTTCCACTAGTTCCGTCTGTTCCACTAGTCCCGTCTGTTCCACTAGTTCCGTCTGTTCCACTAGTTCCTGAAGATCCACTAGTTCCATCTGTTCCACTAGTTCCATCTGTTCCACTAGTTCCTGAAGATCCACTAGTTCCGTCTGTTCCACTAGTTCCGTCTGTTCCACTAGTTCCGTCTATTCCTGAAGTCCCAGAAGATCCACTTATTCCTGATGATCCACTAGTTCCGTCTGTTCCACTAGTTCCGTCCGTTCCACTAGTTCCTGAAGATCCACTAGTCCCGTCTATTCCACTTAATCCGCTAGTTCCTGAGCTTCCGCTAGTTCCTGATGTTCCATCTATTCCTGATGTTCCGCTTGTTCCGTCTATTCCTGAAGTTCCACTAGATCCTGATGTTCCACTAGTTCCTGTACCTCCTGATCCTGATGCTGGATATAAAAAAGAAGCGGTATAGTCATTTATTTTAATATAGACGGGTATAACACCAATTATTGGTTTAACGTTCGTTACAAATGACGGAGACGCAGTAGAATCAAAATATAAGACCTCTCCTATTGCCCCAGGTAGCTGAAAATCTGTTGTTACTATTCTGCCAAATGGTCTAACTGTTATGTTTCCTTGCTCTGGCTCATCTAATGAAGTAATAACACCGAATGCTTTCTCTACCTGTACTGAACTTGTTGTGTCAACTAATGTAAAAACACCATAAGAATCTAAATAAACTACTTCACCTACTGAGTTAATACTATATGATGGGTTAGGTGAATAGAATGTGGTATAGCTAGCTTTAAGAATGTTCCTATATTGGAATCTTGCTAAAGCATCATCTATCCAATATCCAGAATCGTCTAAGTTAGGTGCTAAAGCAGTTGCAATTAAAGCTGTAATAGGAGCTCCGTCTTCAGAAACTTCAAAACTTACACCATTTATTCCTTCTACTGGATAATTATTTCCTGTTGATGTATAATCACTTACTAAATTATAAAGATCTATATCTTTTAATGTTACTGTTGCCTCAAAATCACTAGATGCAGATATTTCAGTAATCATGTAAGCATTCCCGTTGGGTTGCAAAATCCACATTCCAACTTTAAGATCGTTTCCGTTTATATTAAAATTTGGCTCTTGTGATGTCGGGGTAGGGATTATATCTAAGATACAATAGAAAGACGAAGGGTAATTATCCCATACACTTGAAATATTTTCATATAAGTTACTAACTATAACTGATCCCGGCCTTACGGAGGCGATCATTGTTATAGGTAGTTCTGGTATTTGAGCCATTTAATTTTATATTATTTTATCATTAGTATCTATCCCTAAAAATATTATCACCTAATGAAAGATTAGATAAAGATATTATTTGTTGGGAAGTTCCAAGTGACGTAGGCATGTGTTCCATTACCCCCTAGATTTGTTAGATTTATACCGTAGATTATGAATGAAGTATTGCTCTGTATTACATAGTTACCTGCTCTAGCACCAGTGATTGTTCTTGATACGTAACTAGATCCACTTTGTGCGTGAGTTTGTAGATCTAAAGCAGGAACTCCTTGCGTATGAGATACTGTAATTTGTGTTCCACTGTTCCTAGTAAATAACCATCCCCCTGATCCTGATGTTATAGGGTTACCAGCAGCATCTGTTGCGGCAGGGAAAGGCGTAACTGAATCGACATTACCTGATCCGTCAAATTGTACTTTTAAAACGTATTTAGCAATAGGACCTGCTGAACCGGTAGCTCCTGTAGGGCCGGAAGCTCCAGTAGCTCCTGTTCCAGTAGCTCCTGTAGGTCCAATGTCACCAGTAGATCCTGTTGGTCCAGTAGCTCCAGTACCCCCGGTTGCTCCAGTAGGTCCAGTACCTCCAGTACCCCCAGTTGCTCCTGGCATATATGTAGGTGTTACCCATTGATACGTTTCTGGTGATGTCCCACTATAAATATATGTATAAAGTACTCCAGTATCACTGTTGTACCACATTGCTCCTTCAGTAATAGAGTTAGTTCCAGATCCCGTTGGTAATGTGTTTTGGAAGAAAAATTCTACTGCAGAACCAGTTGCTCCAGTTGCTCCAGTAACACCTGCTCCAGTTGCTCCAGTTGCTCCTTGATTTCCTTCAAGTGAGAACATACTGAATCCTGTGTCACTATTTGTGATATCTACACCACCTATACCTCCTGCTTGATATGATAATTTTACCCAATACCTATCTCCTGCTGTAGCATCTAAAATACCAGTGATTGTCATTATATCTGATGGTATTACTCCCGAAGAAACATCTTCTAAAGTTGTAAATCCTCTAAAGTTTGTTACCTCTACTGGCGTTGTTGTATCTTTCCATAGACTAGTTGATAAGAAACTAGTAGCTCCTGTAGCTGAATGCTCCACACCAACTTTATATGATATAAAATATTTACCTGCTTTTAAAACCTCTACATATGCACCGGTTGATCCTGAATTTGAAAAGTCACCAGTAGCAAAATATGTTGTATCTATTAAATTTGTAGTGTCAAATGCTATAGGCTTAACGCCTCCTGCAGTAAGAGATTGTGTGGTACTGAATTTAGTTAAATCAATATAACCCATAGGAGTAGGAATACCTGAAGGCCCCGTAGGTCCAGTATCTCCTGTAGCTCCTGTACCTGTAGCTCCAGTTCCCCCTGTAGCTCCAGTAGCTCCTGTATCACCAGTAGCTCCAGTTTCCCCAGTAGCTCCTGTAACCCCCTTAATATTAGATTGTAATTGCCAAACCCCTCCTATTTTTTCGTAAACGTCTCCGGTAACACCATCTAAGTATAAATCGCCATCATTTCCTGTCCCTATAGAAGGAGCACCAGATCCGGTATACCAATTAGCTCCAGTAGCTCCTGTTCCTCCTGTTCCTCCTGTTCCTCCAGTACCACCAGTAGCTCCAGTAGCTCCATTGCTTCCCGCAGTACCATTAGATCCTGTTGTTCCTGTTGGTCCAGTAGCTCCAGTAACTCCTTGAGCTCCGGCAGATCCTTTTGCTCCGTTAGGTCCAGTAGGTCCAATATCTCCAGTAGGTCCAGTTCCCCCAGTTTCTCCCGTAGGTCCAGTAGCTCCTGTTCCAGTAGCTCCTGTTGTTCCTTCTCCCGTTGCTCCAGTAGGTCCAGTAGGTCCAGTAGGTCCAGTAGCTCCTGTTCCTGTAGCTCCTGTAGGTCCAGCTCCAGATCCTGTAGGTCCCGTAGGTCCTGCGGTTCCTAATATAGAAACCCATGCTCCAGTTCCATTAACTCCTCCCGACATAGTACCAGATGTAGTGCTAACTGGAAGAGCTCCTGATATTGTAATAGTATCGCCATTTGCAGTTGCTCCTAATCCAGGTAGTGCAGTAATTGTTACTATATTTAGATTAGATTCTGCTAAGCAAGGTCCGGAGGGATTAGTAAGTATAGCATTTACTAAATTTTCAGAAGTTAGAACATTATCTGTATTCCAAGATACTTGTCCAGCTGTTGCTCCGTTATATAAAACTGCTATTGTTTGTCCATTTATACCAGTAGAGCCGACATTAAAAGAGAAAGATGCTCTTACCTCTCCATAATTCAAATAGACCTCGTAATCGTCTCCTATGAATCTTACTTGTCCAGGTAAACCTGGCTTAATTGATTCATCTATATAAGTTCTATCTAGGATTAATTTTAATCTTCCTCCGTTGTTACTATCTCCTACTATTAAATTGCCACCAATAAAGGCATCAGCAGTTGTGCTTAATCCACTTGCTAGTATTTCACCGTTACTTCCATTTAATTGAATAGAAGAATTACCGTTAATAGGTAATTTTATAGTGTCTGCTTTTATTGCACCTGTATTAATTTTTCCTGCTGGAAAATTTAATGTCTTATTCTGTATCGAAATACCAAATGCTGAATTTATAAGAAGTAATCCCTCTTGTAACTGTGCAAAATTGGCATTAGTAATAGAATTATTGACTCCTATGGTATTAGAAGCCAGGAGTTGTTTTATCGTGATTTGATTAAGTTCCTTCATCCCGGACTATTTTGTTTATGATATATATCCGGATGAATAATATCAATCTTATCTCAGGAGGGTTTCTACTTCTTTATAGTAGTCTTTGAATTTGTTAGGAAAAAACTCAATCAGCTCTTTTATCTCTCTATTAGAGATTTCATTTTTTTCTTTTATGAAATCTATGATCTCTTCCTTGTATTTATTTTCTGATTTTTCTTTCTCTTTCTTAAGAGTCTTGGTCCAAATCCAAGAGGGTGTAGTTTTATGCTTGTGTGTTATAAATACTTTCCAGAAGTCAACAACTTTTGCAGGATTTATTTTTATATGATTAAACGAATTAGCTTGTAAAGGATATGCAATAGAACATATCCGGTTTATCATAAATAGATTTCTAGCTTTATCCCTGTCTGGAATTTTATCCCAGTTCTTAGAATGAAAAGCTTTAATTATATCGAAAGGATTATTCATATTATTTAAACAAATCAAATGGATCAAATCCTCTAGGCGGTGTTGACTCTTTAGCCCATGGTGAATTATCAATCATTTCTTTTTTATCAATCTTAACCTGAGATTTTTCTTTTGCATCTAATTCTTGTACATGTGATCTAAGGCCTTCGACTATATTGTGTGGTAATGATTTACTGTTTAACCAAACTAATCTAGCATTCTCTTCGTAGAATTTTTTAAATTGCTCTCTGTTTTCTTTATTATCTGTCTGTGATATGAGCCTTAACGATAATCCAGATACCCATCCAAGAAAATCTTCATTATCCCAGATTTCTTCTAGACTGAATTTAGACCATTCAGTTTCCACATAAATATCCCATATTTTTTGTGCTTTGCCTTCTGCTATATTAGAATTCTTACCATTCTTTGTTTTGTAAGGAAAAACACCAGGAACATCATCTTTTTTATCCCCCATAAGGATTTTTTTGAATACGTATTCCTTTACATCAATTTTTTCAACAATACATGAAGATATTAATTTATCTAATTTATCGTCGTTAGATCCTGAAGCTGGTGTGACATCAAAGATAGTTGGTTCTTCAACCTTACTGATAGCCCAATCTTGTGATACTATCAATTTATTGTTTTTAGAATTGCTGTTCCATATACCTGTCCATCTTTTACCGTTGTATTCTACAAGTTGGTGCATATCTTTATCTCCACTTATTACTAAAACACAATCTTCAGAATCTTTAAGATAATCAGCCCAAGCCCAAATTAGATCATCACCTTCTGCACCTTTATAAGAGCTATAAATAAATCCACTCTCTTCTAAATATTCTGAGAATTCGTCCATGAGTTTAAAGAAAGATCCCCAATCAACTCCTTCACTTTTTATTCTGCTCTCCTTATATACACTTCGTGTTATCTTGTAATCCTTTCTCCAAGATCTAGAGTCTTTACAAAACACTATTCTATTTATATTAGGTATTTGATTTAGCGCATAGCATAAATCAGTTATCACCTTTCTCACAAACATATTTCTTTCAGCCTCCGAAGATAAAACGTCTCCTGGATTTTTGCTACCAAAACCAGAAAAGATTCCGAACGTCTTGTGAAATATGTAGTTCCCGTCTATTAATACCGTTACCATATTTTAAAAATCTTCATTTGTTATCATTGTATCATAGTCTGAAAATTTAAAAAAATCCCTTTCGTCTGCTAAAAATCTTCTTTCGACATCATCAGCATCGTTCCTTTCTGCTAATCTTTTTTTCCTAATATCTGCGGGTGGATTCAAATAAATAACAAAAGCCTCATCTCTAAATGATTTAGGTAAGCTTTTAAGGCCCGCTGGACTAAGAATGAAAAGATTTTTTATAGAAAACTCGCCTTTAGATATTCCGTATCTCCAGCCATTAAATTCTTGTAGTTCAAGAAATATTTCTTCGTTGGATTTAAAAAAATCTTCATTTCTATAATAATAATCTATTCCTTCTTCTTCTCCTTCTCGTGGGGGTCTACTAGTAAAAGACACTCCATATTCGAATCCTTTATTTACCATTTTCTTTCTTAGAAAATCTTTTCCTGATCCGCCTGGTCCAACTATTATAATTTTACCTTTCATATCTCTTATTTTGTATAGTATACTACTCGTTAAGTGAGAAAACCTAAGTTAACGAGTAGTATACTACTCATTTGTTCATTGCTCCCTGTAAACTGAATACCAATGCTAATAAACTTGTGATAGGGTCTATGACCTGACTTCTTTCTGCCTGATGCTTAGCACTAAGAATTATTATATTAGGAATAAGACTTAGCTTACCAGGATGCTTCTCCGTCAGCCAATTTATAAATTCAGAATCTAACGAAGACATAGCTTCATCAACCTTTCCTGAATAATGTCCAATAATGTATTGGTAATTCTTTAAAGGATCAGGTGAGCTCATTATAAGATTAAAAAGATCTTCGTGATCAAATAGAGCCTCATTAATTTTTTGTTCAGTAAGATCAGTCACACCATCAATATTCCATCTTTGAATTGTATTCAAAGCAGATCTCATATCTGGAAAATATTTTTTAGTGAATAACTCTAATGTTCTGTCATTATGAGCTATTTCCATAGCTGAAAGAATTTTAGAAATTCTTTCTTGCCATTGTGTTTGTATCTCGACCTCTTCCTCTTTAGATACTGGATCAAAATCATAGACTTCAAATCTTGATTTTATAGCATCTGGTATTTTGCTTATATAATTACATGTAGCAACAAATCTTGTTGTCTTAGCATATTTCTCAATTGTACCTCTTAAAGCTTTGTAGAACTGATCTGATGCACCGTCAAACTCATCTAGTACAACTATCTTTATTCGATTCTCTCCGTCAAGGATAGAAACAGTAGAACAGAAATCGTGTACCTTAGTTCTTATTGTTTCAACTGAGCTCTCATCAGATACGTTTATAAAAATGTAGGGATGATTCTTTATCAGAATTTTAGCCATACTAGTTTTACCTGATCCTGGTGATCCAGCTAATAAAACATTTTGTTGAAGTCCGTTCTCGAATGATCCTTTGATCCTTTCTGGAAGGATCATATGTTTTAGTTCTTTAGGTCTTAATTTTTCTGTTAATAATTCTTGTATCATTTATTTACATTTTTCTTTTAAATCGTCTGCTTGGTCTTTATCATGTCTAATCTCTACAAATCTAGGTAAAAATAATGACCAGTTGTTATTCTTGTCGTTAATTATTACATTATATAAAACTGAGCACACTTTGTTTATATGTGAATCTGGATCTTTGCTTAATTCTTGTAAATCCAAATCTGTAAATCCTGAGCCAACTTTTACCTTAAGTGTTCCTGATAAATCCTCACAGATGAATCCTCCAATGAATCCTTCTCTCTTTCCTTCTCCTGGATACCAACCAGTGATTACAAGATCGCATTCATTTACTTCTTTTAGTTTAATCCAATTCTTAGATCTTTTACATTCGTATACATGTTCGGGATTTTTAAGGATAACCCCCTCACCTCCATTATCTACGATATTCTTATAGTAAGCGTAGATGTCTTCTTTTTCTGTAGTCAAGAAAGAATCTGCAAGGGTAAGTGAAGTCGTCTTATATGTACTAAAAACACCTTCTAGCGTAGACCTTCTGATACTAAAAGGAATGATACCTTTACCGGTCTTAAGAGTATCTGCATCTTCCAAATCAAATACATTATAGATTAGCTCATCCCCTATGGAATTCATAGGTTTACCCTTCAACATTTGTGTGACCTTTCCAGAGACGCTCTTTCTATTTAGATCTGTTAATTCACCATCAAAGAACCAATCCCCAGGTAATCCTGAATTTTTTATTAAAGTCAGACATTCGTTTCCTATTTTCTCCAAATATTGGTTTGGTATTTCGTTAAATGCTCTTGTATAGAATTTAACTTCGTTTCCAGATACAAAAGCTATTACGCGTACACCGTCGTATTTTTCTTCACAGATAATATGACTCCATTTTTTTATCTCATCTTCGTCATCTTGTGCTAACATTAAACTAGGATCCGGTATAACTTCTTTCCCGAAAGATTTATTAATAAGCTTAGCACCTATTCCAATATTTAATCTTTTAGTTATTACCTTACATAGGATTTTTCTTTCGTCTAATGAAAGGGGAAAGCAATTAACTAATTCGAAAGCTTCTTCCCTGAATTTATCGTTTGCTGCCGGTGCTATAAAAAGCCTTTCTGTTAGATCCTTGAATCTCTCAAATATATTTTCGTCGTCGGAAACTAGATATGGGTTTTCTTCTAAAACCTCAAGTTTATGTAACTTTGTAGTCAGAAAAGGATCTAAAGCTACCTTTAGAAGATATTCTAACTCTTTAGAATAGTTATTCTTAATTAAATCCTGCTTGATCTTTTGTGATCCATTTCCTGTCGAGGATTCAATTTCTAGTAAAATTTTAAGTTCTTTTTGCATCCGATGTATTTTAAACAAATGTAGAAATACCTACTAAATAATAAAAACGATTTCTATTATTATACTTGTTATAAAATACTAAGTTTCTTAAAGAGATGCTTATTCACCACCTGTTGCTCCAGCTTCTGGTTCTGCTCCTGTTGCCGCTTCTGCTCCAGCTTCTGCTCCTGTTGCTCCTGTTGCAGCTTCTTTCCCTTCTTCTTCAGCTTTTTTAACATAAAATTTGTTCATCTTAATGTCATCATTAGTAAGATCTAACCATCTTTCAATAAGATAATCTTGATTAAAGTACTGAACCTCTTCCTCATTTATTGTCTCCTTTATTTCTCCTAAAGAAGTGACAAAGTCTACTTTCTTGATTAGCTGTTCGATCTCTCTAGATTCACCAAACATGTTATCACTCTCGAACTTAACACCTATCTGACTTCTAAATTCTGCATCGTCTTTAAGATGTGGAAATTCTAAACACATTTGGATCCATAACGGTTTAATCATAATCTCCTGGAAGATTGATCTTAATCTTGTTATAAATTTAGAGAATCTGACTTCGTCTCTTTCTGCACCATCTGCACCCGCTTTAAATGTATTGCTACTGCTAACTCCAAATCTGGAAGAGAATCTATTATATGGAATTTTAGAATCTTGTCTTAATTTATTATAGAAATAAACCACTGAATCCATAACGTTCAAGTTAGGCCCTTGTCCGTTAATAGTCTCGACCTTTACTGATTCACCTCCACTTTGAGGAAAAAGATAATTCTTATAGAATTGTAAATCCGGTCTACCATTTATAGATAATTCCCCTGATGTAGTATCAAGTTTAATATCCTCTTTATAAACTGACATAAGTTCACCTAAAGTCTCTTTGGCTTTCTGTGGAGCTTTACTTCCGATAGGAACTGTCATTTTAATTCTATACTGAGCATTCATTACGTTCCAGATAATTCTTGAATGTTCCATAATCTTAAGTAAATTGAAAGATCTAATTAATCTTTCAGTATAAGATATTCTTGAAACAGAATTTGCTTTAGAATATGAAATATAAATAACCTGTGCATCCAATAATCTTCTTTGTCTAGTTGTTTCCCCGTAGTACTGCCACCAGATAGTTTCTCTAGTGCCATCAGCTTTTTTCTCTATGGCAGGAGTAAGACTCACAGCATCTAATTCTTTAAATCCCACAATTTCTTTTCCGTCGCTTGAATATATTATTTCAAATGCTAAGAATCCTTCAACAATTAATTGTCTAAAATATTGCCATCCCGTTATTCCATTACAGAAATTGTGTAGTACATAAAGTTTTCTGAAATTACCCCTTAAAGATTTTAGTACATCGTCCTTTAATTCCATATTAATGGTCGAAGGA